ACAAAAATATTTCACAACGCAATGTATGACGTATGTTGGATTAGATCTATGGGATTAGCGATTAATGGTTTGATTGTAGATACCATGATTGCATGCTCTCTTATTGATGAGAATAGATTTAGTTACACACTAAATACTTTGTCATGGCATTTTTTAAATAAAGGTAAGAATGAAACAGCTTTGAATAGAGCTGCAAAAGAAAGAGGATTAGATCCAAAAGCAGATATGTGGAGAATGCCAGCTATGGAAGTAGGAGCATACGCAGAGAAAGATGCAGAGCTAACTTTAGAGTTGTGGCATAAAGTGAGTGATGAATTAATTAATCAAGATCTTCAAAAAGTTTTCGAACTCGAGACTGATCTCTTCCCTTGTTTAGTAGAGATGAGAGAAAGGGGAGTGCGCGTAGACATTGAGAAAGCCAATCTATTAAAACAAGAACTAACATCCAAAGAACAAAACCTATTGTTAAAAGTAAAATCAGAGACAGGACTAGAACCTCAGATATGGGCCGCCAGATCAATAGCTCAAGTTTTTGATAAATTAAATTTAAAATACGACAGAACTGAGAAAACACAAGAGCCCTCCTTCACAAAAAATTTTCTTTCTAATCATAAAAATCCTGTAGTGCAGATGATAGCAGAAGCTAGAAAGATTAACAAGATCAACACAACTTTCATAGATACCATATTAAAACATGAACATTTAGGTAGAATACATGCAGAGATAAATCAAATTAGATCTGATGATGGTGGTACAGTTACAGGTAGATTTAGTTATGCTAATCCAAATCTACAACAAATACCTGCAAGAGATCCATCTTTAGGTCCTATGATAAGATCTTTATTTATACCAGAAGAGAATTGTAAATGGGGATGCTTTGACTATTCACAACAAGAACCAAGACTTGTTGCACACTATGCTCTTAAGTTTAAACTACCCTCTGTTAATACAATAGCAGACTCATACGAATCTGATAATAGTACAGACTTTCATCAAATCGTAGCAGACATGGCACAGATCCCTAGAACACAAGCGAAAACGATCAATTTGGGTCTTTTCTATGGTATGGGTAAAGCTAAATTACAGGCAGAACTAGGAGTATCAAAAGAAATGGCTGATGAATTATTTGATAAATATCACACTAAAGTTCCCTTTGTTAAACAACTTATGAATAAAGTCATGTCGGCTGCACAAAATAAAGGTGAAATAAAAACTCTTTTA